TTAACCTGCATAGCATCTAACTGAGAAGTGTAAACACCACCAGCAGATCCTGTGATCCAGTTTTTGTATCTTCTGTCGTCTCCTTGTGAAGCTCTGTATCTTACGTGCAAGAATGGTCTTCTACTGTTTGTACCAAGTTGTTGGTCATAAACAGTTGAAGTTCCAGCAGGTATTAATACACCGTCAATGTTATTAACAGCTACGCCACCTCTAGTTGACATATCATTTAGATATTTCCAGCTAGTTTTATAGAAGTCATAAGAACCTCTTCTAAAACCAGAGAAACCTAAATTAAGTGCCATATCTTCAGAGTTTTCGAATAAACCGTAAGCAACACCACCAGAGAATCCAGCAGAAATTTGTCCTAGCATATCGTCAAAATCTAAATCAAGAGATCTGTTTAAGAAAAGCATGTTTTCTTCAATAGCTCCTTGAGTATCAAGGTTTTTAAGTACTTGATCAAAGTCACTAATACCAGTTCCAGCAGAGAATCCTGTAAATACATTACCTCTTGCTTGAATAGCAGAAAATAGACCTTGAGTACCGTGTGCAGCTACATTAACGAATCCTGGTACATTACCAAGAGCAGCTTGTGCAGTGAAACCATCACCTGCGATAGCTTGTTCACCTTCAACCATTGACATTTCTAAGTAGTCATCAAAACGTAATCTTGTTTCTGATTCAGACTTTAAATACCATAAGTATCCTGATGTACCATCTTCAGTTGAAACTTCTACCCAACCGATTTGAGCCATATCAGAACCATTGATTTGGAATGAATCTTTTATGATAATTGGTTGATTAGAAAATTGAGTAAATCTAGGCTCAATTGATTTAATAGCACCACCTGTTTGAGCAGGAGCAGCTGTTCCTTTTGCAAATACAGAACCGTAAACAAACATTTTTAAGCTGTTTGTTGCAGCTCCTAAAGCATTCCAGTTAGCAACTTGGAAAGGATAAGCTGTTACTGTTGTAACACCAGGTCCAGCAGCTACGGCTGTAGCTCCAACAATACCTTTAATAGTAACTCCTGTTGCAGGGTTCATTACTACAATTGTATCATTTGGAAATATAGCATTTCTAGCAGCAGTTTGATTTACAGCAGCATTTGTTGGGATAGTGATCGTGAAAGCACCAGCTCCAGTTAAGTTACAGTTTTGGTAACAAATATGTAACCTGTTTTGTTCAGACCAGATAACCTGATCAGACGTCATTGGCATTTCAGCGCCAACCATTCTAAGAAATCCAGATAAAGTTCTATTACCGTATCTTTCAACTTCTGCTTCATATATCTCAGGAAGATATTGTTGAGCGAAGTCATTAGCTCCAGCGTTAAATGCTAGATAATTGCTTTGCAACGCAAGTTGCTGTTGTGATGGCGTTAATGCGCCAAACACGGGATTAATTGCACCCATAGTTTTTAATTGTTTTTAATTGTTAAATGTTCTCTTTTTAATTCTAAGTTTTGAAGAATCAACACCGCTAACAGCTTTAACTTTTATTCCACCAACAAAAACGTCACCAGACGTAGGTCTAATGTCTTCTTTTATGTTTTTAGATTTTGCAATTAATTCTCTTGTAGCATCGGATTTACCTTGCTCGTAAAAATGTTTTGCAATAGTGTCAGCATTTTCAGCAGCGTACATAGCTTTGTGATAACCTTTAACATCTTTAACACTTCCATCATTATTTAAGAACTTCTTAATTGTATTGGTAATATTTGATTGTTTAGTTGCAACCTCACTAGGATTTTTAACACCGTATCTAAATTTTTTTTCTCCAATATTGAAATCAAAACCTTTGAATTCATTAGTGAAATAATTTTTAGTATTAGATTTAAAATCCTCATGTTGTTGTTGAGCCACATTTTGCTCTTCATTGTAGCGATTGAAAAAATCCATAGCTTTTTGTTGATCTTGAGTAACTCCGGGTCTCAACTTGATCTCCTCGTAATATTTACTCTTTAAACCTTCTAAATGCTTTTTTGCTTTTGCAACCTCTTCTTTATACGCAAGTTTCTTTTTACGGATCTCACGCTCTTCGTCCTCTTCTTCATCAAAAGAAAAATTATCTTCAATCATGAAATTAATTTCTTCTGAATCTAAATGGGATTTAGCTTGTTTGTAATACTCTCTTAATAAAGTATCGTTATCAACATTAGAATAATCTGCGTTTAATCTTACATAATCTTCTAATGTTCCACCTGTTTCTTTCATAAAGTCTACGACTTTTTCGATGTTTTCAGGTAATTTAGCTATTTCTCTTGACTCTTCTGGAGTAGGAGCAATAACTTTTTCTTCTAGTTTCTCGCCTAATTCAACTATATCTTCTTCTACTTTTTCTTCAATAGTTTTATCTTCTTCTTCTACAATTTCTTGTATTAAGCTTTCTTCTTCTTCAGCTTTAGAAACTTCTTTGGACTCTGGTATTTGTTCGTCCACTTTAGGGCTATTTCCGGTTTGTTCTTCCACAGCCACCTCCTCTGTTTTTCCGACTTGAATGGCATCTGTTTCTTCTTTAGGTTTTGATAAATCGACTTTTATAACATTGTCTTTTACCAATTGTTTTGGCTTACGTTTAATTTTAAACGTGCCTTCTTGTTTTACTTCTTCTGACATAATATAATATAATAAAAATTAATAAATGACTAAAAATCTACAGGTACTTCACCTTGAGACTCAAAGTCTTGTGGTAACCCATTGTTCTGCCTTTGATTTATCATAGCAGACTGTTGGGTAGCTTGTAATTTAGTTCTTTTATCTTTACGATCTTCAATATCAGCTTCTTTTTGACTTATTCTTGCTGATTCCATTTGAGCTAATTGTAAATCATATTGAAACTGCTCGGCCATTAATTGAGTTTTTAACTGAGCTTCTGTTTGCATTCTTTGTATTTCAAACTGAGACTTAGCTTGTTCAATTTGAACTTTAGACTGAGTCATTGCTTCGTTTTTCTGTACTTCACTCATAGCGGCTGATTCTGCAGCTTTAGCATTAGCTTGAGCTTGAGCTTGTATTTGAGCTGTTTGAGCAGCTTGATCTTCTTTTTGTTTTTTAATTCGTCTATATTTTAAAACTTGATTGGCTAATGATATATTTTTTATTTCTCTAATATCAATAGCATCTTCAAGATATATTTGATTTTGTTGTAAAGCCATTTGAATGTTCTGCTCTATCATAGCTTTTTCTTCATCATCAGGCTCTAAATTTAAATATAAACCAAAATCATACAAGTGCAAGTCTTTTGCTTCATCTAAACTAGCAGTGTTAAATCTACCTATACTAGATTTTAAAGCATTGTTAGTTAATGGAAACTCTAAAACATCTGCAATTCTTAATGATATGTTTTCACAAGCTCTAAGCGTTAAATACAAACTAGCATCTAATATGTGTTTAGTAGCTATATTTGAAGCATTGGCAGCCATTTTTTGCAATCCGACCAACGCGTCTTTGTCTGGTAAACTGCCGTCTCGTGCTTCATTTAGTCCCGTTACGTCTCTTATCATTTGTAAATAATACTGATAAGTGTTGATCAACGACTGTATTTTTCCATTAGCACTCGATGATTGTAATTCCTGAATAGGTACTTTACCTCTATTAGGATCACCATCTTGTGTTAAGCTTCTACCAACTATACTACCAGTTTGGAAGTACATGTTTAAAGCTTCTTGTGGATTATAATTTGTTCCATTACCTAAATCAACTTCTGCTAAACCATCTACATCTACAAATACACCGTCTGGTACCATCCTTGCAATTACTTGTTGTAATTTTAACGATGTTAATTGTATCATATCAGCAAAACTAGTCATACGCCCAACTAAAGAATTTATACGCCCTTGATACATTTGAGGTGCACAAACAACATAATTCATATTTACTTTAGTTAAATCACTATTTGGCCTAGTCATATTTTTTGCTAGCTTCCATTCAAGCATCTGTGGAACACCCATTACTTTTACACCACTATATAAAACTTCTATACTTCTTGAAACTCTATCAAAGTTATCACTTGGTGGTGGATTAAAAAAATCTTCCTTTTGTAATGTTTTTTCTAAACCTTGATCAGTCTTTTTTATTTTAAAAACTTGATCAACATATGTTTTGTATTCAAAATATAATAATTGAATTAAATCATTATCATAATTTGGATTTGCTATATACCCTTGTCTACCAGGGTATCTAACCATAGTTTCTAACTCTTTATCAGTAAGTTGAGGAAATTGTTTTTTAATTTCCGGTATTGTTAATGATTTTATTTCTCCTACATACCATAAATCTTCAAAATTAGGATCATTACTATACGAATAAACTAAATTAGCTGGATCCACATAATCAACTACTACTCCTTCAGATTTATTAAAACTTGTTTTTACAGCACCAATACCAATTGTAACTATATCTTCAACTAGTCTTTTTTTAGTTAATTGATATTTATTAAATGCTAAAACATTATCAATAACTTCTTCTTGTGCTATTTCCATGCTTTGCTTGTAATTAAGCTGCATGTGTATTTCTAATTCTTCATCACTTTCTGGTATTTCACTTTCTTTATTAAGTAAAAAATTCATACCAGTAGCTTCTTGTAATTTTAAAGCTTGTTCCTTAACTAACATATCTTGCATTAATCCCTCAGCATAATCAGTTCTTTGTTGTTGTGAAAAAGGATCTTGAGCGTATGCATTTATTTCGTATTCTTTAGAAGCTATACCATTTACCACTATATTCAAAAACTTAGGTATAATAGGTACTGGTTTCCAGTCTAAATTTAAATAAGATAAATCACCATTTATTGATAATTCATCTTTATATTTTTGTACAGGTTGTTCACCTCTAGCATATAAACGTAATCTATTAAAGTTTGTATATCCTTGATTCCATTTACCACTGTTTAATCTACCTCCTCTAAACCATTCATATTCAATAGCTTGCCCAACTGCAAGTCCATATTCTAAAGTTTTCTTTTCCGCCTCAGGTACCACCTGACTTGGAAACGCACTGTTAGTAACATTAGTGTCAATCATCTATTAATTATTTTTGATTCATTACCTCTATTATCATATTTAGAAAAATTTAAATTTACTTTTTCTTTAATAATTTCAGCCATTGGTCTATATTTATTTTTATTACAAGCCATAATTGCTAAACCTGAACTAATAGATGCATCGTGCTTTGTTCTATTGTTTATATCAAATGCAGCCCAGTCTTCTAATGTTCTTTGAAAATACATCGTACCATATTGTTCATTGTTATAACCTACAAACATTTCAATATATGATTCAATTGCGGCAGCATGAGCTTGTTTAACATCTTCACTTGAATTAGGTATACCACCTATTTCTTTTTCAGTTACTGACATTTTATGTATTGTTTTATCGGGTCTATTCATAGAAAACCCTCTATAACCTCTACGTTTAAAATGATACAGTAATCTAGGTTTATTATTTTCTGCAAGAAGTGGCATGCTATAAAATACGCAAGCCATAAGTACATCTTCAAAAAATATTTCTGCGGTTTGAGGTCTAGCTATATATTCTAAAAAAAATAAATTAGGTGGGCAATCATCCATAGTAAATTTAGTTAACCCATGCAGTGATCCTTTTGATCCTCTACCATCTACTGTTCCTGATATATCATATGAGTCACAACCGAATGCTCCCATATGTTCATTAGCAGGATATTTTTTATTATTTTTTAAAATAATTCTATTTTGTTGACCTAGTTCTGGTATCCATGAAACTAAAAATCTACCTTGTTGACTTGGTGAAAAAACTACTCTTGAATCTTTTATTCCACCTTCCCACTGGAAATTACCTTTAGTTACAACTCCAGAGTATTTTAAATCTTCATTATAATCTATTTGTTCGTAAATTTTTGTTAAATTAAATAAAGATCGTTTAGTTTCATCTCTGAAAGCATGCTTTTCTGTACGTGGAAACTGTCTATATAATTCATTAAGTGCATCAGGATCGTCCTTAAGGCCATCTACTTCATTTTCCCAATGCTCGATAACACCGATTTCAATTGGGAAACCGTCTGGCCCCTTCTTTTTTTCTTTGGGTGTCTCGAAGACAGGTAGTCCATGAGAATCAATGTATCCTTCGTAATTCCATTCCATAGGTATGAACAAGCTATATAATCCCGAGCTAGTCTGCCCATTTCTGTTTCTTCTGGTAACGTCTGAATCATCATATATTTTTTTATAGTTTCTACCACCTTTATCAAGAGCATTGCTCGTTGATCCCATCATGCACTTACCTATAATTCTAGAACCTAATCGTAAACAAGTTTTTGTAACCCTCCAGTTATTTAATATATTATCAGGTTTTTCCCATTTACCACTTTCGTCGTGTACAAGTAGTTTTAATTTTTCACCATCATAACTATTGTCGCCTGTATTTTTCCAGTCAATAGTTGTATCTAA